GCGCCACCTGCCGGGCGTACCGCGAGAAACCGGCGGCGGGCGGCACGTCGCGGACCTGCGGACCGACCCCGGGCCCGAAGGGCGTAGCGGTGCCGCCCGTGAGCCCCTGCTCGCTCTGCACCAGGCGGTCGCCGACTTCCTTGGAGATCACCGGGATGTCCCACCCCTGCACGGTCCGGCCCACGCCGCCGGCGAAGCGGCCGATGCCCGCGAGCAGGTCGTGCGCGCCGCCCTCGATCTGGCCCGGCACGTTGGCGAGCTCGCTGCCGAAGCCCTTGACGGCGTCCCACGCCTTGGCCCCGAGCGAGCTCGCGCCGGGCGGAGGCGTCTGGGGCTGTGGCGCCTGCTGGGTGCTCACCGCCGCGGGGGCCGGCGACGGCGACGGCTTGGTTCTCGGGTCCAGCTCGACAAGCCAGTCCCGATCGCGGAGCCGAGACGCGGCGCCCTGGGCCTTCTGGGGCCGGTCGGTGCCCAGGATGATCGAACGCATCTCGTCGGCGTAGTTGGTGGCGGCACGGCTCATGGTGAACACTCGCAGGAAAGTTGGCGGATATCTTCCGTCAGGGCTGGTCCGGAGCTTGGCGGCGCGGCATGATCTTGGCGTGTGCAGCGCAACCACCAATCCAGCAAACTTCACACCCGCCGCCCGGCGCTGCACACACACGAAGGGCGGCGGTTGTGCTTTTGCACCGGAGACGCCCATGGCGCGGACCCGTCGCCCGGCCAGACCGCACAGAACGGGCTGGCACGATTTCATGACCGAATCGAGATCCGCGGGCTTTGAAGTCCGCGCCTGCTCTCGGGTCCACTGGCAGGTCCTGAGCCCCCTCGGGCGCCCGCTTGTGAACTACTGGCCCACCACGGGCCGGTTCAGGGCCGAGCGGGGCGGCGAGACCTACACGGGGCGGATGATGGACGTGATCCGCCTGGCCGTCGCCGCGGCGACCCCGTCGATCCACCCGCCGTTCATCACCAGATCGCCCGCCCGCCACGACGCCCAGGTCATCGCGCCCCTGGCGTCCGGCGTCCCATCGGATACCTGGGACCTCACCGGCCCCATCTGACTCGTTGCACACCACGCCGAACCGCGCGGAAGCGTGGCCAGGCGTTTTTTCACAGCGTGGCGCCGGCGCGACAACGGCGTGGGGGCTCGGGCCGACGGACACCTCATCCGATCTGCTGGGCTTGCCTGATCCTCTCACCCCGAAGTCCACCCGCGGAAAAAAGCGGCTTGGGGGGGTAGGGGGGGTCTGGACCTCCGACCGTGTCCTCTCCGAATTGCTGGGGGGGTCGGATCCGGAGCGCAACGCTTCCATATCACCAATCCCAAAGCCCGCGCAGCGGGCGCAGGACTCGGACACCGGAGACTGCGCGCGCAGGGTGTGCATGGGATCACGCGGACGCCAACAACAACAACCGAACCGTCTGATCGTCCGTCACCGCCGTCGTGCCCGGCTGGGCACGGACCTCGATCCGCTGCAGGTTGCCGATCAGGGGGTCGATGGCGCTGAACTGGTCGTCCATCTTGGCCGACGGGAACACCAGGGGGAACCGCTTGTTCACCTTGCAGGCGAAGGTCTTGGTCGCCCCCAGCACGTTGGTGAAGGTGATCAGGGCCTCGACGTTCTTGACGGTCGCCTGGGCGTCGTCGGGGTCCACCATCAGGCAGATCGCCAGGACGTTGGCCAGGTCGAGCTGGGGCTCGTTGTCGGCGTCGAAGATCACGACGTTGTCGGGGGTGGCGTCCCCGATCACCTTGACGGTGCGGTCCACCTTGGCGGCGACGCCGGCGATCGTCCCGGAGCGGTCGAACCGGACCGATTCGGCCCCGAGGGCGACAACGAGCTGGGCGAAGGTGTTGGCGGTGGCCATGGCGGTGATCTCCTGGGTGGTCAGTCTCGGCGGTCGCGGTCGGCGTACTCGGGGTCTTCCGGCGAGCCCTTGACGTAGACGTAGGTCACGCCGTTGCGCGTGTACTGGCCGATCTCCTGGCGGACCGGGCCGGGCGTTGCCGCCGCGGGGGCCGGCGCCGCCTGGGCTTGCCCGTACTCGGCGCGGAGCTTGTCGAGGTACCCGCGGTCGCGGAGCCAGCGGGCGCTCTCGGCGACGGCGCGGGGCGTCATCCGCAGGCGCCGCACCAGCGTCTCCATCGCCTGGTCGCGGGTCTCCTTGTCGTTCGACGCGATCGCCTGCTCGAGGGGGAAGAACTCGGCGGCGAAACGGTCGGCCGTCTCCTGCACGGCCTGCTTGAGGCCCCCGAAATCGTCGGCGTGCTCCTTGAAGCGGGCGGTGAGCTCGGCGTAGCGGTCGTACGCCTGGCCGATGGGCACGACCCGGTACCCCTCCTTGTTCCGCTTCTCCATCATGGTGTTGGCGGCGCTGAGCACCTCGCCGGCCTTGTTCTTCTCGGCCCGGGAGTACAGCAGCTGGTCCTTGCCCTTGTACAGCGGCTCGCCGTTGGGCCCGGTCGGCGCGTCGCTCCACAGGGGGTTGAGGATGGGCGCCAGGAGGTCGGGCGACATGCTGGTGGCCAGCGTGAAGGCGTCACGCTCGGATTCCGAGCGCAGGTCCGCCTCCTCGTGCATGGTCTCCAGGAGCGTCTTGCGCCCCGCCGCCCTGTCATCCATGAAGGTCTTGGACAGGATGTTGCGGTCCGCCGCCAGCTTCTCGCGGGCCTGGTTGGCCCTCTGGGTCTCGTCGATCCTCTGCTGCCCCTGGTCCGCGGCCGTCGCCGCCCGGTCGGCCGCCAGCGTGTCGCGGTAGCCAGGCCCGTACGCGTCCTCCCGAAGGCCCGGGTCGATCGGCCTGCCCGCCCGCACCTGCGCCGCCGCCGCCCGGGCCGCCGGCGTGTTGCCCAGATACCCCGCCAGCTCGTCGGCCGCGTTCCGCTGGTCCAGGTACCGCCTCATGGCCAGCTCGTCACGCGCCGACGGGGCCGGGGCCGCCGCGCCCGCGTACGGGTCGGTGGTGTCGAGCGGCCGGTAGGTGGTCACGCTCCCGCTGCGGACCCGCACCCGGCCCGGGCCCGCCGGCGTCACGCCGTCCTGCTGCGTGTCCTGCTCCTGCGGCTGGTCGAACGAGCGGACCGGGCGCGAGGTGGCCAGCCGCGCGGCCCTCGCCTCGGCGTCGTTGCGCAGGGCGATGGTGCGGTTGAACTCGTCGGTGGCCTGCTGCTCGGCCGCCCGCTGCTGGTCGCCCAGGGCGCGGCGGCGCATCAGGTCGGCCAGCTCGGCGTCGCTGCGCTTCTGGCGGACCATGCCCGACCCCTGCAGGTCGCCGGCCACGTGGGCCAGGCCGACCAGGACGCCGGGGTCTCCGTGCTTGACGATGATGCTCACGGGTGCTCCTTACGCTGACGGTGCGGGCTTCCACGCGCCCCGGCGGGTGCGGACCATCGACCCGTTCCAGCTGTCCTGGTACGCCACCGGCTCGTCGAGGTACTGCTGATACTCCTGCTGCCGGTCGGCGCGGTCCTGCTGCCGGGCCCGCTCGGCCGCCTTCTCGGCGCTGGCCTGCTGCACCAGGCCCAGGTACTGGTCCACCTGGGGGTACTCGTCCATGCGGTCGCTGATGGCCCCCGACACGGCCCCGGCGCGCCGCTCGGCCAGGCCCGCCCGCGCCTGGGCCACGTTCTGGTCCACCGCGTTGTTGGCCCGCGCCAGGGCCTCGCGGTTCCGCGTGGTCAGGACGTCCAGGAGGGTCGAGTTGTACAGACCCCGGTCAGTCAGGCTCTGCTGCTGGCCGCCCAGCTGCTGATCGAACATCACCTGGTTGTCCTGCTTCTGGGTGGTGCCGGCGCCGCTCAGGAACTGCTCGGCGGCGTCGTACCCCTGGTCGAGCACCTTGCGCTGCTCGGCGTAGCGGCCCTCGTTGGCGGCCCGCGCCTGCTGGTAGGTGCCCTGGAGGTACTGCATCACGCCGGGGATGTTCAGCGACGGATCGCCGTTGGGGTCGGTTCCGAACAGCATGGCCAGCGAGGGGTCGGCGCCCGCCGGCGTGACCGGGGCGGGCGCGGCCTTCCTGCGCCGGGGCTTGTCGCTCATGGTCGGGTGGATGTCGCTCACGGCGGGTCTCCTACTGGATCAGGGTCTTGGCCTTGGCGTCGCGGATCAGGACGGCGAGGGTCTGGCACACGTCGAGCAGCTGCGCCACGAGGTTGGTGGCCCACTCCTGGTCGTACGAGCTGGGGGCCTGCTCCCACTTCTTCGTCGAGAGCGAGCCCACGACGTGCTGGAAGGCGAGCTGGCGGTCGGGGGTGACGGCGTAGAACGTGCCCGACACCTTCTCGACCTGGGTGTGCGTCGCCCAGAGCGATGCGTAGTTGTCGACGTAGGTCTGCCCCTGCTGGTTGCTCACGGCGGCCACGTTGTTCCGCAGCGCGATCACGCTGCCGGCCTGCGGCGCGCTGAACGTGCCCGCGGGCCCGACCAGGTGGTAGAGGACGCCGCCGTTGGTGGCCGCGTCGATGATCTGCATCGCCTGTTGGGGCGCTCCCACCAGCGACCACAGGATCTGGTTGTACTTGGTGATGTCGCCCTGCAGGCTGGTCAGCGCCCCGCCGTCGGCAACGGTCCCCGATACCGTGCCGAAGTCGACGGCCGTCACCTTGTACGTCGTGTCGAAATACAGGCCCAGCCCAATTGGGATCCCCTGCGCCCCGATCTTGGCGAGCGCGTCGCGGGCGTCCTCGATCGAGCCGACGCTGGGGTTGATCCGGGCTTCGTTGTTGACGGTCGCCATTACACGCGCCTCCGGCTGACGGGCGTGAAGGTGGCGCGGAAGCTCTGCAGGCGCATCCGGTTGGGGTTGGCCGTCGCCTCGATCACGAGCTGGTGCGCCCCGCCGGTCGCCCGCAGGCTCACGGCGCGGTCGCGCCCCCCGGCGGAGCTGAAGAACGTCCCCGATCGGTCCGCCGCCGAGGTGTCGAGCTTCACGACCTCCTCGGCGCTCGCCGCCGTCAGCCAGTACCAGGTCACGGCCGTGGTGTCCTTCTGGCCCACGCCGGTGAGCTCGTGCGCCATGCTCGTGACCTCGCCGGCGTCCATCTCGAACGGGGCGAACCGCACCCGGCTCACGACCGCCTGCTGGCTCGCCACGCCCCCGCCGGTCACGTACTCGTCGTACGCCCGGTCGCGGTTCTCGTAGTACACCTTGCCCTGGACGGCCACCAAGGGGCCCGCCTGGTCGGCCCGCTTGTAGTTCCGCAGGCTCAGGCAGTACTGGGCGCCGACGCTGTCGGCCTGGGCGAAGCGGTCGGGGGCGAGCGTGTCGCTCCGGATGTCGTACACCAGCGCGTGGTTGCCGTTGATGATCCCGTAGAAGTACAGGCGGACCGTGTCGCTGCCGGGGTCGTACGCCAGGCGGTGGCCGGTCACGCTGGAGCGGTCCTGCAGGTACGGTCGGATGCGGTCCCTGTCCATCCGCACCGGCACGCCGGCGGGCTCCATCACCCACAGGCTGTTGCCGCCGGTGCCCAGGAACCACAGCCGCCCCTGCCCGTCGAAGCAGTACTCGACGCCGTAGGTCCCCTGCGAGCCCAGGACCGTCGCCACGCCGGTCTCGGTGGGCACGCGGCGCAGCACGCCGCCCTGGCGGGGGTCGCTCGTGATCCGCCACACGCTGTTCTCGCAGAGGATCAGGAGCAGGTCATCGCCGACGGAGACCAGGTGCATGACCCGGTCGCCCACCTGCCCGGCGGTGGCCGTCGCGTTGAGCGCCACCGGCGACGTGGGGTTCAGCCCCGGCTGGAAGTTGCCGACGTTGCCCACCTCCGAGAAGTACACGCCCGCGGCGGTGTCGCAGGCGATCACCAGCGAGTTGCGGTACTCGGCCACGGCGGTGGCGCCGGTGCTGCCCCATGGCTTGTAGGTGGCGGCCCCGCGGGCCTCGGGCCAGTCGGTCACGGTGCCCGCCTGCGGGTCCACGATGCAGGCGTAGTACGTCCCGCTGTTGCGCCCGACCAGGTAGAGCTTGCCGGACCGCTCGGCCCACGAGACCACGCCGCCGACGGGGCTCAGGGCCGTGGTCGAGCCGATCGTGCTCCTGGTGTTCCCCTGCCCGATCGTCTGCTTGTAGAACTGGGTCCCGCTCCCGGTGCCCTTGGCGTAGATCAGGTAGTTGGTGCCGTCCAGGCCGCGGCAGGTGGCCATGAACGTGACGGCGCCGGTGTCGGCGTCGTTGATGCCGCTGGTGCTGTTGGGGAACCACCGTGCCAGGCCGGGGCGGACGCCGCCGGCGGCCTGGGCGGTGGACTGATCGAACGAGAGCGAGCCGTAGGGCGTCTGCAGGCGCCGCATGTTGAGCAGCTCGACGGCCTGGGCGACGATGATGCGGTCGCGGGGCGCGGTGGAATCCTGCCCCTTGTAGGGGAACCGGAACTCCACGGTGGTTGGCGCGGGGGCGGCGGGCATGATCAGTCGGCGGGCTCGTACGTCGCCTCGAAGATGTCGGGTTTGCAGGGGTAGAACTCGCCTTTGACGCCCCGGATGATCCAGTCTCCCGGGCTGGCATACGCGACTCCTTCGAGTGTTTGGATTCCAAGCTTGCTGTCGCCGACCTGGTGCAATGGCACGCCGTTGCCGACGAACCACCGAACCTCATTGAAGTTGTCGCCGACGTAGCGAACTGCGTCGATCACCACGGGCTTCTTTCGGAACTTCGCCACGGTCGGCCTCCTCAGATATTCAGGGCGCACGCCGCCTTGAGAAGCTGCATGTCGCGGGCGCCGCTCGTCAACGTCTGCACCGCCAGCACCGGCTTGAACGCCGCCGCCGCCGTCAGGGCCGGTCCCGTGCCCACCTCCTGACCGTCGATCAGGAACACCGGACGCCGCTGGTTGCTGATCCGGATCGACAGGTCGTACCGCGTGAGCGTCTGCGGCACGCTCTTGGCCACCGCGCTGACGGCGTCGCGGTTCTCGTCCACCGTCGCCACCCGGCTGTGCAGCCGCCAGTTACTCGCCAGGGCCGTGTCGAGCACGAACAGGCAGTGGTCCGCGTCGGTCGAGTAGTCCAGCGCGGTCGTGAGCTTGAACCCGAAGATGGCCCGCACGCTCGCCACCGACGAGCTGAACGCCACCGAGACGTCCAGGCTCGGCATCCGGTCGGGCGTCCAGTCAACCCAGCCCCAGGGCGACTGCTGCACCGAGTTGATCACCAGGGGCGAGACGATCATCTGGTCGCCCGAGGTGGCCCCGGTCGTGAGCTGGATGCCGCCGGTGGTGAGCTGCGTCGAGCTCGCGTCGGCCGCGTTGGTGCCGGCGAGCTGCCACTCCTTGCTGGCCCGCGTGTAGGCGCGGATCACCGCCTGCGAGCTGAACGCCGACGGGTCGCAGGTGGCGGCCAGGCACACCTGCCGATCGAACCCGGTGGCCAGGCCCCAGCGCTGGGCCACGGCCCCGACGCGTGAGGAGAGCCCCAGCGACTCGGACCCGGTGTCGTCGATGAAGGTCGGCATGGTCGATCTCCGCGAATCTCAAAGAGCCCGGGCGGCGCTCCGATGTCCGCCCGGGCCCCTGACCAAGAACAAGTCCGCCGCCGGAGCTCAGAGCGTGGCGTGGTAGATCGCCGTCACCTCGACGAAGCGGATATCGAAGTCGTGCTGAACCGGCGTGCCGGCGTCGATGACCTTGACCACCGCCTGGGGAATGAAAAGCTTGGCGTCCTGCAGCTGGGGGCCGGCGTACACCTCCAGGCCGTTGATCAGGTAGTGGGGGATACGCTGGTCGTCAACGCGGATGGCGAACTCCACGTCGGTGGCGGCCACGGCGAGCATGCCCGTGTCGTACCACGTCTCCACGCTGTTGACGGTCGTGCAGATCAACCAGTTGGCCGTGTTCTTGCCCGACGAGTAGGCGTTGGTCGGGTCGTGGATGAATCGCACGCCGTCGGCGGTCTCCACGGTGGGATCGGGGCTCAGGCGGGCGTTGGCGGTCTGGATCATGCCGCAGCTGAACGCCTGCAGGGTGATCTGGCTGAGGCACACGCGGGCGCGCCACGTCGGTGATCGGGCGCTGCCCAGGCACTTGTTCACCAGGCAGGTGGTGGTAGGGACCAGGGCTACGTAGTCACCGGTCGCCGGCGTGGTCGCCTGGGTCTTGAGGTTCACGCCGCCACGGAGCGACATGGCCACCACCTCGGTGCCCGTTCCGTCGGTGAGGAACTGGGTGTCGGTCGTGAGGGCGGTCGATGCGGCGGGCGGGAGCGGGAAGTTGTTGAAGTACTTGAACCGCTTGGACGTGTCGATGGCCGTCGACAGCATCCAGAGGAACTTGGAGATGAGGGCCTTGGTCGCGGTGGGGCTGGGCATGGGTCGCGTCCTTTCGTGCCGGGTGTGTTCGTGCCGGACCCGGTCGCCGGCGTGTGGTTCACTCGAAGACGACGGGGGTGAACCGCACCGGGTCCAGGGCCTCGTCGCTCATGCAGGCTGACGCCGGCCCGCCGGTTATCCGCTCGGGCGCCGCGTCGTCGATGCCGTACTCGCCGATCAGCCGGGCCAGCTCCTCGCGGAACCTGCCCTCGTACAGGGCGATGTCCGGCTGCACCAGCGACTCGTTCTCGATCACCTTGGCCTCGGCCCGCGCCGCGTAGATCAGCAGCGTCTCGCAGTCGGCGGGCACGTCGGGCACCGCGGCCGTGTCGCCCGAGCGCAGGTCGGTCCAGCCGGCGACGTAGATCAGCGAGAGGTTGGGCGCGTCGGCCCCGGGCGTCGGCCACACCAGCCAGCGCGGCCGGGGCGGCTGGTCCGCGGGCCCGTCGGGCTGGCCGCTCCAGGGGCCCGGGGCGATGTGCCAGCAGGCGCTGGAGGTCACACCCTGCTGCTCGCGGAGCTTGGCGATCTGCTCCGCCGTGGTCACGCGGATCGTGCTGGGGGCCGCCTGGGCGGCGGCGTTGTCGATGTACCAGCTCCGGTGCGCCTTGAAGTTGACGGGCAGCTCGATGTACGGCTGGTTCTCCACCAGGGGCACGAGCACCGGGCCGCGGATCCTCCACGGCCACTGGTGCGCGGCGTACACCCGCTTGCCGGCGCGGTTGAGCGTCTCCAGCAGCGAGTGGCGCGAGTCGGGCGTGTCCCCCAGGGCGTGCGCCAGCAGGTCGAGGTGTTGCTGCAGGGTCATCATGGGCAAACCCCCGGGCGCTCAGCGAAGAGCGCCGAGGGTGGTGAAGTTGTTGGGTGCTTACGTGTCGCCGCCAACGAGGCTGAACCCGTTGATGCCGTCGAAGATGCACAGGCCAGTCCCGGTTCCGGTGACGGGCTGCATGTGGTAACCCAGGAGCTTGACCGGTTCAGTGGTGAGGGCGATCACCTCCGCCTTGGTGAGCGGGATGGAGGTCTTGCCGACCCCGCCGGTCACAAACTCGCCCTTATTGGCGTCGGTGGTCTTGACGAGCACGATGCCGCGGAGCGTGATCCGCCCCACGGTGTTGTCCGCGAACGACCCTCGCGGATCGTCCACGACGCCGACGATGTACCGCATGTTGGCCACGGTGGGCACGGCGACGCCGCCGAGGATGTAATCACTCGCACCGTCGGTGTTCTGGACGTCCGGGTCCACGCCGGCCATGACGGAGCCGGCAACCTCGTCGGCAGTCACAACGAGGTTGAACCCGACGAGCTCGCCGTTGGTGAGCGTGCCGCCCGTCCGGTTGTACACGTCGGTCTGGAGCTTCCCGAGGAAATCGCCTGGACCCCGGGTCTGAATGCAGTTGTTCATGATGGTTCTCGCCGCTGGTGAGCTGGTCCCGCCCCGGCCGTGCCGCGGTCCGCGCGGCCGGGGCCTCGGGGTTCACTCGCTTACGGGTTGGCCGGGCAGATGATGCCGCCGCCGCGCTTGCGGCTCTCGCAGATGGTGTTCATCCACGAGTACCGCCAGAACGTCAGCACGTCGGGCTGCAGCGCGCCGCCCAGGATCGGGTCGCGCGGCTTCATGAACTTGTCCTTGTGCACCACGATGTACGTGTGCATGCGGTTCACGAGGAAGTACCGCGGCTTGCCGGTGGGGTACGCCTGGTCGGTGTACGCCCCGCCCGACTGGTCCAGCAGGGCCGTGTCCAGCTTGTTGACCCAGGTCACCTCGCGGCCGTTGAAGGCCGAGGAGCGGAACGGGTCGGTGCCGTCGCGGCGCAGGTTGTCGTTGGCCTGGCGCAGCAGGCCCTCGTAGATGTTCTTGCCGTTGAGGTTGGTGAAGATGGCGACGTCGTCGAAGCTGGTCTGCTGGAACTCACGCTGGGCGCCGGGGTAGGTGCTGTAGACCAGCTTGGGCGCGATGCGGTCGAAGGCCGCGAAGAGGCCGTTGGTCGCGTCGTCCAGGTTGGTGTGGTCGTAGGTCTCCTTGGGGGAGCGCCAGTTGGCGTAGGTAGTCGGGTTGATCTGGGCGAGCGTGGTGAACCCGATCGGCGCGATCCCGTTCTCGGGGAACCACGCGGGGATCGAGTACATCTTGCCCTTCTTGACCGACAGCGACTCCATGAGGCTGGTGTCGGGCCGGGCCCACAGACGGTCCTCGATGCCCTGGATGTGCTCGGCCTTGAGGTCCGAGTCCATCTGGTCGCGGAAGTTGACCCACCGGCTGAACTCGTCGGCCTCCTCGTTCATCTCCAGCTCGACGTCGGTGACGTCGGTGGGGTTCTCGAAGAGCCGCCAGGGGTACTGGACGGCGTAGTAGGTCTGCCGGCGCGTGACGGTGCGGACCGAGCCCGCCTCGTACTCGCTGAAGCCGCCGAGCTCGTTGAGCTTGACGCGGCCCTCGATCCACTTGCCGCCGCGGATCACCTGCTTCTGCGGCCGGTTGCGCATGAACCAGGCCAGCGAGAAGTTGTTCAGCGCCGCGTCGTTGATCATCTCGCCCGGCCCGTGCAGCCGGGCCTCGCGGGTGGCGGCCACCCAGTTGGCGTATCCAGAAAGGGATGACATGGGCGTCTCCTGACGCCCGGGTCCAGCGCGCGTGAACGCCGGTTACCGCTTGCCGGCCCTGGCCCTCAGCCGTCGCTGGATCTCGGCACGCTGCTCCTGGAGCGACGCCTGGGGCATCGCCTTGTGAACATCGAACGTGACGCGGTCCACGTCGTCGTCGCTGACCTTGATCGGCGGGCCCCCTGAGTTGCTGTCGGGGTACGACGGCGTCCCCTCGGAGAGCCTGCGGTCCTCGGCGTCGCGCTCGGCCCGGGCCTTTGCAAGGTCCTTGGGTTTCCCGAGCACAACCACGGCGGCGTCGCGCACCAGCTGCTCGATCTCACCCAGACCACCCTCGAAGGCGATGGTGCGGTCCGGGTCGAGCTCGCACACCTGAGCCACGACCTTCTGCCGTTCGCGCGAGTCCGCAAGCTGTGGGTACTCCGCTTCCAACTGCGTGAGCGTGCGGCCGAACACGTACGCCACGTCCCGCTTGCGGCCCTCGGGGATCGCCCGGGGCCGGTCGGCGTCTTCACGCCGGCTCCGGTCCTGGTCGTCCCGTCGGTCCGCCGCGCGGTCGTCGCGCCGCCCTTCGTCCAGCAGCTCGTCCAAGGGGTCCTGGCCGTCACCGTGACGGTCGCCGGTCGCCCCGTTCTCTCCGTCGCCCTCTGCCCCGTCCGTCCGGTCGGCGCGACCGCGGTGGCGGTCCGCGCCGTTGCCATTGCCGTGCCCGTTGCGGGCCGCGTGCCGCCTGGTCTCTTCCGCCTGCCGCGCCCGCTGGCGCTGGCGGTGGAACTCCTGGTGGCGCTCCTGCGCCGCCTCGCCCAGCCGGATCAGCCGGTCACGGTCCGAGGCGTTGATGTCGTCGTCGGTCCACCCGTCGAGCCGCAGGTGCCGGATCGCGTTGATGGTCCGGGCCCGCTCCTGCGGCGTGCTCCCCAGCTCGAGCCTGGCGGGCTTGGCCTCTTGGGCCTCGCTCTCACCGCCCTCGTCCTGGAGGTCCTCGCCGGCGGGCTCATCGTCATGGCCGTCGCGATCCACCGGCCCGGGGGGCGGGGGTGGGGGCGGCGACGCGGCCGGCTTCTTGGCGCCGGGCTTCTCCTCGCCCTTGCCCTTCTTGCCCGCCTCGGCCCCCTTGGGGTCGGGCGGCGCCTGGGCTGTGTTCTCACGCGCGACCACCGGCGGCTTCTTGCCGGTGACCTTCTCGTAGGCGGCGCGGTCGAGGTTGCCGCCGGCCACGCGCTTGCTGCCGGGCGTGCCCGAGCCCTTGTCCTTGCCCGCCCCCACCCCCGCCCCCGGAGCCGCCCCCGCCCCCCGGGCCTCCGTGCCCTGGGAGCCGGCGGCCGGGTCGGTCATGCCGGCCACGTCCGCCAGCGATGGCGGCTCGTCTCCGGTCGTGCGTTCAGCCGTGTCCTTGGCCATGCTTCGCTGTCCTCAACGCCCCGAATGGGCGCACCGCCGTTGCCGACGGGGCGCCCCTGGTCCTCACAGAATCGGCGATGGAAGTTACGCGCCGGCGGGCTGGGTTTGGGGCTTGGGCGCGGCCGCGCGGCCCGTTTTCGCCGTGCGTTCACCGCCGCCCGGCTGCTTGGGCTGGGTTTGGGGCTTGGGCGCGTGCCGCTCGCGGGCCCGCTCGGCCATGCGCCGCTGCGACTCGGCGGCGTCGGCCTCGTCCTTCCTGGCCCGCGCCAGCCGCGCCTGCAGGTGCGCCTCGCTGGCCTTGCAGGTCATGGCGTAGGTGGTCAGGTTGCCGTGCCGCTTGAGCTGCTCGGGGTCGGTGAACAGCCGCACGTCCTCGACGATCCCAGGCTCGGCGGCCGGGTCGCGCCGGCAGAACAGCACGTGCAGGTCGACGATCCCCTCATCGGCGTCCTTGACGTCCACGATCGTTGCGGCCCTGGGGACCAGCGGCGGCGGGGCGCTGGTGTCGTAGAAGTGCACACGCTGGCCGATCGTGCTGGCCAGCATCATGGCGTGCTCGCAGGCCTGGATGTTGTTGCTCATGCTCGTGGGTCCGCTGCCTTCAGTTGTCGTCGACGTACCCGAAGCGGTGGCAGAACCGCTTGCGGTCGTCCTTGTTCCGAACGATGGGCCGGCCCTCGGGCGTGCACAGCGTCCCGTCACCGAGCTTCCGCACCGCCTGGCCGTGCTCGGTGGCCGGCTCCCCCACGCCGAAGGGGACCGGCGGCAGGCTCCGGCTCACCGGCAGCTTCTGGCCCTTGTGCTCCACCCCGCCCGCGCCGTGCACCACCGCCGCGCCGCCCGAGAACACCCGCTCGAACCGCCGTGGCGCACCATCGCGGTCGAGCTCGATGAACGGCGGTGCCTTGCCCATCGGGAACTGCTCCTCGATGACCTCGCCGTCGTCCGCTCTGTACTCGTAGGTGGCCATGTGTGGGTTCAACTCCGCTGGCCGCGGGCCGGGCCTGAACAGCTGGCCCAGGGGGAGCACCTGCGGCGGGTCGGAGTCGTCGCCGGGGTCGGGTTCCTCGACGCTCCAGCCGCCGAGGCGGGTCATACGGTGCTCGTGCCTTCCACCCCACGCCTGCGCCGTTCCCGAGTCCGCTCGTACAGCGCCCGGAGTGCCTGCTCGACACCCTGGAACGCGACGGCGTTCTCGTGGCACTTGAACGGGCCATCCTGAAAGCACCCCAGCCGGTGGCGGACGATCTCTAGTAGCGCCTCGTTCGTGAGACCGTTCACGCCGGCCTCGGCGATTCCACCCTTCTGGAAGTAAATCCGCGTGGTGCCAGCGCCTGCGATCGACACCAGGTAGTCGTGATGCGCACCGCCCGGTCCTTGTTCGTCGATCGCCGCAATGTGCAAATGCGGGTCGGGTTGCTCAATTGTCTTTGTTGGCACTGTGTGGTTCCTGTTGAGGGGGTTCATATCGTCGCCGCCGCCTCCGCCAGCATCCCGGCCTGCTCGTGCACCGGGTCAACGCCCGGGTCGTTCACGGTCTGCTGATCGGGCCCGCCGGGTGGTGATCCCGAACCGCCCGGGCCCCCTGGCCCGGCGGGCGCAGGCGGTCCCATCGGGCCACCCGGGGCGGTCCGGGAGAGCATCGCCGCGAGCTGCATCTGCTGGAGGATCTGGAAGTCCACGTAGCGGTCGGCGGCCTGGCTGATGTTGTGCGCCTGCCCAAGGTCGTTGAGCATGTCGCGGACCTTCAGCGCCGGGTTCACCAGCGCCTGGTTGGCCAGGTCCACGCTCTGGCGGATCATCTCGTTGGTCCGCGCCTGCATGAGCGCCTGGTTGGCGTACTCCATGCTGTATGGCTCGATCTCGACGCTGGTGGTCTGCTGCCGCGCCGGCTCGGCGCCAGGCGGGGGCCCGCCCACGTAGGTCCCGCTCGAAGGCCCGCCGCCCTGGGGGTCCTCGGTCCGCACGCGGAAGCTGATCGAGCGGTACCGCTGCATGATGAACAGGCACTCCTCGGCCACCGCGATCACGGCCATGCGGACCGAGCGCTTGTTGTCGGCCATGCGGACGTCGGCGGCGCGGTCGGCCACGGCCTCGGCGGTGGCGGTGACCTCGGGGTCCAGGTTGCCGCGCCGGGCGTCGGTGAGGCCCGTCTGGCGGTCCAGGCGCTCGCGGCTCAGGGCGTGGTACTTGAGCCACTCGGGGCTCGCCCCGTCGATGTCCACCTTCACCACGTCCTTCTCGCTCACGCCTTCCAGGGCGTACACGCTGCCCGACTGCCCGTGCGCCGCCGACTGCTTGAGCTGCTTCACCTTGGCGTTGACGAACACCAGCCGCTTGCTCTCGCCGGCGGCCTTGCCGATCGCGCGGGCGTGCAGGTTCACGTCCTCGGCGGTCCGCTGCGAGGCGCCCAGCGTCGAGTGCGGGTAGGGCTCCTCGCCGGCGGGGTACATGCCCACCTCGTGGTACGGGCCCGCGGGCGTGCCGATCCACGGCCTGGGGGCCCGGATGTACTCGCTGCGGCCCGACGGGAAGGCCGCCAGCGAATAGATCATGCCCGTCTCGCCGCAGTAGAACTCGTACCCCACGATCTGGTTCCGCTCGGGCCCCTCGCTGGCGCGGGCGGGGAGCCCGGCCTGTTCCAGGCCCAGGTCGCCGGCGATGTTGCGCAGCTGCTTCTCGTCGTACACGGGCTTGCCGTCGCGGTCCTTCTCGTTGAGGAGGTCCCCGATGTCCTTCACCCAGATATGGCCGTCGAACCGCGGGGCCTCGCCGTTGCGGGCGTCGCGGAAGAACCGCCGCGGCGGGATCCGCCACACCATGGGCCGCATGGGCTTGATGCCCGGCCACTGCTCGTAGCCCGGCACCACCTGGGCGCCGACCATGAACACGCCGAACCCGAACAGCGCGTCGATCACCACGCGGCGGGCGGTGCGCTCGAACTTGATCTGGCCCATCAGGCTGTTGAGGGCCGTCTGGTCGGCGGCGATGGTGTCGTTGGACGCCCCGCCCACGTCGCTGAGGTTGAACTTGGGGTTGCTGTAGAACAGGTGCGGGGCGATGTTCGCCACCACCTCGAAGGGGCTGTTCTCGACGCTGTCGTCGCCGTCGATCCGGTCGCTGTAGTGCTTGCCCAGGTAGGTGCGCCAGCGGGCGTCGATCAGGCGCACGATCCCGCGCTGCCACTCCAGGGCCGCCTGGACCTCTTCCCACATCGCTGTTGGGTCATCGTGGCGCAGCATCGCGGCATGACGCTACCTCCCGCCGGCGTCGCCGCCCCACGAGAACACGCCGCGCAGGCCCTTTTTCTCCGCCTGTTCTTCGGCCTCCAGCTCCGGCGAGCTGTCCATCACCGGCTGGCCCGTGCCCGCGGCGTAGCCCAGCACCACGGCGCGGCTGGGCTTGAGCTCGGCGTACCGCGGCCACTCGCGCACGCCGTGCCAGGCGTACATCGCGCCCATCGTCAGGTCCGGCGAGCCGCCGCCGATCAGCTTGACCTCGAGCTCCTCGTCGGGGTCACGCTCGGCGCCGGTCCTGGCCAGCCTTGCGTCGTGCCACACCAGGCGGCTCATCTCGTCGAGCAGCTCGGGGTCGCGCAGCTCGACGTCGCCGGCGGCCACCGCCGTGCGGAAGTTGTGCAGCAGCACGTCGCCGCCGCGCTTGTGGTGGCCCAGGCAGTCGCGGCGGGCCCGGCCCTTGGTCTCGTCGTTGCGGTCGTAGTACAGGAACGGGTACTGGTAGTCGTCCAGCAGACGCCGGAGCGTGGGCAGGCCCACCTGGCGCTCTCCGACGATGAACGCGTCGTTGTAGAACCGCGCCAGGGCGTACAGCACGCGGTCGAACCGCTCACCCAGGCGGGCGCGGACCCGCGCCACCTGGCGGGCCTTGCCGCCCTCGGAGCGGTAGGTGCGGTCGAACACGGGCGCGGTGTCCCAGTCCCTGCCCGGGATGCCCAGGGCGAAGTCGCAGCCGATGACGTACTCGCGGCCGGGTCGGGGCCGCTCCCAGACGTTGATCCGGAGCTTCTCGGGGTCGCCGGCGGCGCCCGCGAGGAAGCCGACGCGCCACGCCAGCGGCTCGCGCTCGACGATGAGCAGCTCCTCGGGGCTCAGGTCGTGGACCAGCTTCACCGGCTACACCTCACTCCTGATGAGCCCCAGGCCGGGCACGGGCCGCTCGACCTCGGGTGTCCACGGTTCGATCACCAGCATGCCGGCGTCGCCTGGCAGCTCGCTGTCCAGCTCGAGCGCCCGGGCCCGCAGGCGGTCCAGGGCCGACTCGTCGAACAGGCCGTTGGCCACGAAGCTCTTGAACCCGCCGAACAGGCGCACCTCCCGCTCCTTGGCCGTCGCCCACCGCTGCGACTCGTACCACAGGTCGTCCTCGACGCTGAGCCCGCTGTTGTCGTGCACACCGCCCTTGGGCCACACCCACAGGAACGGGTGCAGCTGCGCCGCCATGGCCTCCTCCTCGCCCAGGCCGCGCTCGGCGTGGTACGCCAGCCAGGGCTTGTAGGCGGTCTCGGCCATGAACGTGATGCCCTCGGTCTGGGTCGCCTTGCCGATGTACCGGGTCTTGGTCTCGCCGCGGCGGCGCTGCATCATCTCCATCCACAGCATGCGCGGGGGCGTCTCGTCGAACACGACCAGGTCGGGGTTGGTGCCCTGCACGTCGGTCCAGCTGGTGCGGTGCGTCACGACCTGCAGGAACCCGCCGTCGGGCCACACCAGCCGCTTGCCGCCCAGGGCGCCCTCGCTGCTGAACCGCGCCGCCGCACCCCAGCACTTGGGCCTGAGCAGGTCGTGGTACAGGGCGTCGAACTGGTCGAGCGTGGGGGCGATCCACACGGCGTGGATCGGGTGCGGCGGGGTCGCCTGCCACCGGTTGGTATGCCGCATCCAGGCGTCCACCTCGCAGGCGCACGCCTGCGAACCTCCCCAGCCGTTGCCGGGGGCCATGAACCTGATCGCGTGGGTGGACTGGTGGAACTGGAGCTGGCCCGAGGGCTTGCCCACCCTGGAGTACCCCGCCAGGGCCGGGTCCTGCGGGGCGCGGGTGCAGGTGTGGTGGGGCTCGTACCAGTCGGCGGGGTGCATCCGCCGGCGGGCGGCCAGCACGCGGCGGTACCCCAGCAGCCGGCGGGCGCGTTCGATCTCGGCCTCGATGGGCTTCGCGGGGGTGGGGGCCGGCACGTTCGGGTTCCGTTCCAACTACTTACGGACTGGGTCGGCCTTGGCCCGCAGGAGGGCCTTGGCCCGCATGGCGGGGGGCAGCTGATCGACGATGCCGTCGTCGATGAACGCCTGGATGATCTGGTCCTCGGTGAGCTCGGTCTCCAGGCCGGCCGGCGCATCGGCCTGGCCGTTGCGCTCGGTCGCCCCGCCGGTGAGCAGCTGGGTCATCTGCGTGGCCGAGTGGGCGGCGTGACGGATGGGCGCCAACCACCGGGCCGCGTCCTCGAGGAACGCGGTGTCGGCCTTTGTTCGATTCTTCCTGGGGTTGCCCTTGTCATCGAACAAGGCCTTGCCGGCGGCGGCCACCATGCGGCTGACGGTGAGCAGGCCCTGGTTCTCGATCTGCTGCCACAGCTTCGATCGCTCCTGCCTCTGGGCGCTCCTCAGTGCTCCAAGTCGGGCGGGGTCCCGTGAGAGGATGCGGCTGATGGTGTCGAAGCCGACGCCCAGCTCCTGCTTGATCTGGCGCCAGCTCATGTGCTCCTCGGTGAGCACCCACACCTGGGCCTCGATCTCGGGGGTGAGGGGCTGGCCGGGGAACCGCTTGCCTGGCGCGGGGGCCTTGGGGGGTTGGGGCCGCTTCTTGGTCATATTCCCAGCTCGGGGTCCTCAAAGTCCGCGGGGTCGTCGTTCACTGTGTGCTCGCAGCCTGGGCACACCCAGCCGCCCACGATGCCCACGTCGGGATCGTCGTCGATGTGCTCCATCTCCTCGTCGCATTTCGGGCAGTACTTGGTCATGCCGGCGCCTTTCTCTTCTTGCGCCGCGCGGATGAGTGCCACCACTGTCCGCAGTGCCGGCACCAGAACGTGTCGACACCCAGCTTCACGATCTCACCGGTGCACATTGGGCACGGCTGCGCGGGGTCGGGCGTCGCGGCGCACAGGCGGACGTATCGCCGGTACCTGGCCTGGTATTCCTGGGTTGGGTTCATGCGGGCGGCTTCTTCCTCGCCTTTGGCCCGGGCGCGACCTTCTCCGCCCACCGCTTCACGAACGTGACGGGCGGGCCCTCGCGCACGCCGGGCAGGGCCTTGAGCGCGGCAAAGGCCTGGCGGATGGGTGAGTTGAACGGGCGGGGCTTCATCGGCGGCCTGGCTCCTTCACGCGCTCGGGGTACACCCAGCGGCCGTTCTTGGCGTTGATGATTCTGAGGGGCAGGCGGCCGTACTGGCGCCACAGCTTCACGTCGCGGGCGAATTTCGCGGTCTGCACGCCCTTCACGTCCTCCACCCAGGCGTGCGGGGGCTCGCCCCGCTCGGGGTTGGCGATCACGATGGCGTCGGCCTCGTACACGTTCTCGGGGACGCCCAGGCGGTAGACCGGGTGGGGCACCCAGTCCAGGATGTGGCCCGATTCGATCAGGAGGTCCAGCTCGGCATAGCGCTGGGCCTCGGCCTGGGAGTCGCACGGGATGCCCTTGTACACCACCCGCTTGTTGCGGTACTTTGACTCCTTGGGGGGGAGCTCGATGCCCCACTCACGCGCCTGCTCACGAG